GGCGGGAAACAGTACTAGCTGATTTACCCAAGAGAGAAGAAGATGTATTTAGACGGGATATTTGAAATGTTTGAATTTATAAAGAAGATTTTTAAGAAAAAGCAGACTGCAAAGTCAATGAAGGACAGTCCCGAGCCTTGGGTCAACGTAGTACAAGCACACCTTGCTCCAGATAATCCCAAACAAGGATACTTTGAACTTGAATGGAATCCTGCGTTTGTTCAATTCTTACGTAGTGGTGGATACCAGGGTGCAACAGCCGAAGAGATAGTTGATGAGTGGTTTACTGATATGTGCCGTAATGTAAGCATGGACAGTGATGCCGCGACATCATTTGTAGCAGATGCTGGCCGCATGCAAACAAACAATCGTACTCGCAATCAATGAAAGTGTGTTCAGTCAATGTAGATAGTAGACTAGATCTGCACAACATGAATCAATTAGCTTACAAGAAGTTGGAAGCTGTGCTACATCGACACTGTATGCAGTTGTCAACCCCGGACGATGAACTATGCAATGTATTTCAAGAACTAAGCAAAAGTACCATCAACAAAACTCCATGTGACTCTATTACGGTAAAGCCTGGGGGCGTAATAGGTGACAGACATTTTAGACCAAATTGGATTGAATGCAGTGATGGTATTTTTTACAATGTGTATAAGTACGGCCAGATCAGTATATTGACTACAGAACGATATTGTGAACTAAATCAATTATATAAAACAAATGTGCAAGCTGGTGAGTTTGGAGAAAATATCCTAATAGAAGGGCTACTAGATATTGAAATGTTACCACCTGAAACAATCTTGCAATTTGGTAAGACTGCACAAATTAAAATAACTCATCTAAGATCATGCTGCTTTAAATTTGAAAATGTAATATTCCCGACAGTTGGTGCTTACTTCAATTGGAAGAAATCATTGGCCAGGCTTGGAATCAATAAGATTGGTGTACTTGGACAAGTTATTGCTGAGGGAGTGATTCGACCAAATGATTCCATTACAATTGTGCATGCTCCTACTAGCAATGCCAGATTGAGATATATCCAACGTCCACATGGTGTTGTTAGTAGAACCCCGTTTGATCCACCAACTAATAGTTGACAATTCCACTTTAAACTGCTACAATAACACATGACCTATTTAATCGTTGATGCCGCAAACTTATTCTTCCGTGCCCGTCATGTGATCCGTTCTGGTGATCCTGAAGAGCGTGTTGCAATGAGCTACCATATTATCCTTGCTTCGGTCTTGCGTCAATGGCGCGAACGACAGGGCAAGCATGTTGTATTCTGCTTCGAAGGCCGTAGCTGGCGTAAGGATGCATATCTGCCTTACAAGGCTAATCGAGCAGAAGGCAGAGCCAAGCATACCCCCAAAGAAGCAGAAGAAGAAAAACTATTCTGGGAAAGTTTTGATCAGTTCTATGAATACATCAGCACCAAGACCAATGTGACTGTGCTTAAAAACTCTGTGTGCGAAGCTGACGATTTTATTGCACGTTGGATTCAGTTGCATAAAGATGAGGAGCATATCATTGTGTCAAGCGATACAGACTTTGAACAACTGATTGCACCCAACGTTCGATTGTTCAATGGCATCACTGGTGTGCTTACCACACACGAAGGTTACTTTGACGAAAAGGGTAAGCCAGTAAAAGATAAGAAGACAAAAGAAGTAAAGCCAGCACCCGAGCCAGAATGGTTGCTGTTTGAAAAGTGCATGCGCGGTGATACTAGTGATAATGTGTTCAGTGCATTTCCTGGTGTACGCACTGTTGGCACCAAAAACAAAGTTGGCTTAAAAGAAGCATTCGCTGATCGCAACAACAAAGGATTCATGTGGAACAATCTCATGCTTCAGCGTTGGACTGACCACGAGGGTGTTGAACACTTGGTACGTGATGACTACGAACGCAACTGTGCCATCATTGATCTAACTGCACAGCCTGACCACATAAAAGCCGAGCTGGATACAACTATTGCTGAAGCTGTACAGAAACCTAAAAATCCTTCTGTAGGACCTCATTTTATGAAGTTCTGTGGTAAGTACAATTTACAAAAGTCCAGTGATAATGCTCAACAACATACTGAATGGCTGGCGTCCAGCTATAACTAAACTAGGGATCATATCCTTAATAGTACTTGTCACATTTTACACATGGCCAGTGAAAGCTGAAGTTTTTAAACTTGAGTCTAACTGGACATGTGGCAAGACAGTAGATTTAGTAGCAGAGCTTAGATCTGCAGGTGAGGACGTTGTTATAACTGGCGCAATTGATGGAGTTGTAATGCTTACATTTTGGGTCAACCCTACCACACGTACCTTTACTGCTGTTGGCACTCCTGTTGCAAACCCAGACACCAGTTGTATTATCATCCATGGTACCAAAGCAACTGCAATGCCGCCAAAAAATATGATTTAATTGGCTCATTATATACATACTTTTGATAAATAAAAGTATGAGCCGACCCAAACCCAACATCCTATTAACCCACACAGATCCAAGAACTTATAAAAGTGAAGAAGTTCTTGCTGCCGATGCAATCTATGCTGTGTTCTATAAAGACAAGCCTATTAATCTTCGCACCTTGAATAGCCTAATCAGCTATCCGGGACCAAAATATAAAAAAGTAAGTTTCTCTAATCCAGGGCATGCATTTAACCTGGCTGATAAGATGAACAAGTTATTCAAAGTCACAGACTTTAGTGTTGTAGAGTTAAAGCAGGGACGCAAAATCAATGAGCAAGGAACTAGCTACAAAGATAACTGAGTACTTGACTCAGTATCCGCTGCCGGCTATCTGGGAAAACACCAAGATAACTCCGTATTCAATTTTCAAAAACTATCAACCTGGTAAGCACAAGGGGTTACGGCTTACAAGCTTCGGCTGGGAGTTGATGAAGTTGCATTTTCGATATTGGTCATATCAATGCCCGCCAGGATGGAGTCCCAAGCCCGGGCACCTAATAGGATTAGAAAAACATTTAGATTGGCCGTACTATCACGGTGCCGGATACTTTCGTATATTTGGTGAGCAAGATGCAATGGAAATCCGTTTAGTGAACGATGATATATTACTATGGCTTGATGGACTCAGCCGCAAAGTGCAAGGCAAAGGTTAACGCCGGTAACTTCCAAACTCTGCATAAATATTTCTATGCAGCATTGGCAACCGTATGTTCAAGCAGGATGGGAATTAGTATCTGAAGCGCAGGGTATTAGCAAAACATATTTGCAGCCTGACGTTGAAGCATTCCTTGTTCATACTATAGCACGGACGTTTGAACGCACTGATATATGGGACGAGCCAATTGCCATCAAACTGCTGACTGCACAAAGCAAACCCGGCTTAACTAAACGCATTGACCTACGCTCAGTAGGCGAGGAATGTTTATTAATTGATGCTTGGCAACTCAAACAAGCTAAATGGCCCAATGCCAAATACTTTGCAGACATGGGAGAAATTGCATTTGGTATGGCAAGTATAGCAACCAAACCAGTTGATTTACTGCTGGAATTGGCCAGTATAAACTTTGGTCGTATGAGTCAAGTACTAAGACACGCAAGAGACCTAGCAAACCGCTAATAGTTGCAAAAATACAACACTTTTTGACTCAGAAAGAGCCAAAAACAGGTTGACTTCTGGGCCAGATCGCCATATAATAGTAACACTATGAAACGGACTACAATCACTTTGAAGCTAGAGCGTACCAAGCGTAGAGCTATTGAGCTGTACCATGCTGACAGCCCTTTTCGGGCCAAAGTTGTGGAAAGCAAAAAAGTCTACAAAAGACGCGAAAAGACTCAAAAACAGGTTGACAAGGATCTGGATCAATAGTATAATAACACTATTGCGGAACAGTTCTGCAATATGTTTTTAACACACACAGGAGTTTTTATGAAAATGTCAGAATCTACACTGAGCGCCGCTATTGAATCCATTACTGCCGAGAAAGTTTTTACTTTTGTAGGCTATGCTGTTGATCCAAAAGGTCGCGCCGCAGTTCGCTACACCAATGACAAGCGCCGTACAGGCACCTTGCTTCGTGGTAAGTTCACTGATGTCAAATTTGTGGCATTGCCCCGTCCAATGAGCAAAGAAGAAATTCTTGCTAGCGAGTTCATCGCACAAGTTATGCCAGCACAGGAACAGGCTGTAGCATAAAAACAACAAGGCATTTAGTTGTTGACAAGTGCAACTAAATGCCTTATAATACATATATGTTTAACAAACCCTAAGTAGGAGCCACCAAAATGGGAAATCAAGTAGAAACCCGCACCGTTAAAATTAGCGAATGCAAACCTATCCTGCGCCGTGCAGTTGCCAAGCGCCGTCCTGTCTTTGTCTGGGGTCCTCCCGGAGTTGGCAAGAGTGATATGGTTAACCAAGTTGCCGCAGAGTGGCCCAATTCTGCAGTCGTAGACTTGCGTATGGCCCTGATGGATCCTACTGATATTAAGGGTGTTCCTTATTACAGTGCAGGCGACAATACTATGAAGTGGGCTACTCCCAGCGAGTTGCCTACAGAAGAATTTGCAAGTCAGCATGATGTAGTGTTCTTGTTCTTAGACGAACTTAACAGTGCTCCTCCTGCTGTACAGGCAGCGGCTTATCAGCTTATCCTGAACCGCAAGGTTGGACAGTACACATTGCCAAAAAATGTGGTTATGATTGCTGCCGGTAACCGTATGGGCGATAAGGGTGTTACGTATCGTATGCCTAGCCCATTGGCTAACCGCTTCATGCACTTGGAGATCCGTGTGGACTTTGAGGACTGGGAACAGTGGGCTATTATGAACGAGATCCATCCACACGTGGTTGGCTTCTTGAAGCAGTTCAAAGGCGACCTGTACAACTTTGATCCTACGCAACATGACCGTGCATTCAGTACTCCACGTACCTGGAGCTTCGTAAGCGACATGATTGATGACGACATGCCAGACAGTGCTAACACAGATATGGTGTCGGGCTTGGTTGGTGAAGGTATGGCAATTAAGTTTATGGCGCATCGTCGACACGCCGCAGACTTGCCTGACCCAAGCGATGTGCTAAGTGGCAAAGTTACCACTTTCAAGAGCAAGGAAGTGAGTGCCGCTTATGCATTGGTTACCAGCTTGAGCTACGAACTTCGTACACGTTACGAAGCAGGCAAGCGAGCAGGTAAGTTGGACGACTTTAACAAGAACGCCGACAACTGGCTTGGTTTTATGATGGCGAACTTTGAACCAGAAATGGTTATCATGGGTGCCCATACAGTGTTGAAGTCTTACAAGGTAGTTTTTGATCGTAAGAAAATGACTAACTTCCCTGAGTTCTTCAAACGTTATGCCAACTTGCTCACAGACGAGTAAAAGAATGCGTTCCGGGTCTATTGCAGAAATGCTTTATGGCCCGGAATACAAAGAGATCTGGACAGACCAACCTCCTACCCCTTCTGACGTTAGCGAGTGGCTCCGTGAACAAAGAAAAGGTTGGTCTGTTCGGATTCTTAATCGAGCCACAACAATTAATGAAGTTACCAAATGGGCTCGTGAACAAGGGCTAAAGCGACTAGACTGGGACTTTATTCCCAAGCAAAAAATTTGGTTTAGAGAGCCCGAGGTTGCAATGATTTGGGACCTAAGTTGTAGCAAAAAAACAACAGAAAATCCGGTTGACGAAGTGCCAAAACTGTAGTATAATAAACACTTAAACAGCAAAAAGGATCTAAAATGAGTGTAATGAGCAACCTGAGTTTGGAAATTGAAACCATGCTTGAGCAAGATTTTAGCCCTGCAACCATTGCACTTATACTAGAAATTCCAGTGTCCTGGGTGTACGAAGTCGTTGACAGCACCAATGAATTTGCAGTATAATAGATACATACAGTAACAAGTTTAGGATCCACAATGTCTAAGATGCCCGCAAAAGATCGTTTAATTAAGAGCCGTGTTGCCATGTTGCTCAAGTATCCCTTTTGGGGTCCTTTGGCGGCACGCCTAAAGTTGGAAGAAGTTGAATGGTGCAAGACTATTGCAACAGACGGTCGCAAGTTCTACTACAATAAAGACTTCGTTCAAAAGCTATCAGATGGTGAGCTAATCTTTGGCTTTGCACATGAACTTGGACACATCATCTTTGAACACATGACACGCCGCGGTAGCCGTAGTCCGCAGGTATGGAACATGGCTGGTGACTTTGTTATCAACAACATGCTGATCCGCGAAAGTGTAGGCACACGAATCACCGCAGTTGAAATTTTAGCTGACCGCAAGTACGAAGGCAAAACTGCTGACGAAGTGTATGATGACTTGATGGCCAATGCCACTATTATTAAAATGCCCTTTGACGAGCACTTGGACATGGATGGTGAAGGCGACGGGTCCGGTGAAGGCGAAGGCAAAGATGGTGACAAGGACGGCAAAGGACGTCCTAAGTTTAAGAAGTTAAGCGAAGAAGAAAAGAAAGCCTTGCGTGATGAGTGGCGTGAAGCTACAATACAGGCAGCAAAAAATGCAGGTGCAGGTAATACTCCACTTGACATTGAGCGCATGGTCAAAGACATCACTGCTCCTGTAATGGACTTGAAAGACCTGTTGCGTATTCAGTTTAGCGGCAGTGTCAAGAGTGATTATACTTGGATGCGTCCTAACCGTAAAGCCTGGCACACTGGTGCTATTATGCCCGGACAATTGCCAGGTGAAGAACTTGACATTGTGGTTGCACTTGACGCATCTGGATCAATTGATGATCGTATGCTGTCAGACTTTTTGGGCATGGTACAGGGTAGCTTAGACCAGTTCACTTCGTACAAGGTGCGTGTAGTTACCTTTGATACAGATGTCTACAATGAAGACACGTTTACAGGTGATGATGGTCGTAGCATGGGCGAGTACAACATCCAAGGCGGCGGTGGAACCAGCTTTGAATGTGTATGGCATTGGATGAAAGAGAATGACATCCAACCGCATCAGTTGGTATTCTTTACAGACGGATATCCGTTTGGTAGCTGGGGCGATCCAGACTATTGCGACACGCTGTTTGTTGTGCATGGTAGCAATACTATCACAGCACCGTTTGGTATCACTGCCAACTACGTGCCGCCTAAACACTAATTTTGCTGGGCTCCTTTTAACGCACCTTTCGGGTGCGTTTTTTTTGGCTGTGTTAAATACGTGTATGATAGAACTAGACTACGCCGAAGTTAATTGGGAACTAAATGCATATTGCAAATTTCAATGTGCCTATTGTGACTCTGGGTATCGTAGTGGTACAGTAGATCGACCTGTGGATCAGTATCTATCAGTAATTGAAAAGTTGCAAAGCACTAGGTACCAACATCACTCTAAAATACTTTGGAAGCTCAGTGGTGGCGAACCATTGCATTTTCCCCATCTCAGTACTATTTTAAAAAAGATCAAAGAGCAGGACAGCATCATACGATTAGATACCAGTGGTGATGATACATGGTTTTCTTATTATGCTGTAGCAAACTTAATTGATCAGGTCAAGCTAACATATCACTCTTGGCAAAACGATGATGTGTTTGGCTTTATATTAGAGCAGTGCGAAGAAAAGAATACTGCTGTTAGCATTGTGATTCCATTAGAACCCGGCGGTATTTTTGAAGCCAGGGAACGAGTCAAGTACTTTAGAGACCGGGGTTACAACTGCAATGAAAAACTATTGCATGATCGTGGCGGCAATTTATATCGTGGATACAATCAAGTTGATTTGAATAGAATAAATGGGTTACCAGACGATCATGAGTTTAAAATAGTACCGCCAGCGTATTACGATTTGTCCATTGTCAACGATACCAGTCCAGTGTATACCGGAGCACCCTGCTATGCTGGGGTTGACTGGTTGCATATAAACCCCAAAGGCTTTGTGTCTTATAGTCAATGTGGCGGCAGGAACGAGCACTACAATGTGTTTGATTCACAATGGACACCACCTGCCCAGCACTTTCCTTGCACAGTTAATCAGTGCAGAAGTGAACAAGATCGCAAAAAAATAAGAATCATACCTGGTTAACCACATTGCCAAGTAGTTTTGGCTATACCCTAAGGTAATGTGTGCTATAAGTATTTGCGGAAGACTTCCATCTTTTTAACTTAGGAGATATTTTATGGAAAATGTTCAAGCAGAACAACAAGAGCAAGTACAACAACCAATTGGCTTAACACTACAAGATATGAAGATTCTTGCTGGTGCAATTGAGTTAGCATCACAGCGCGGCGGTTACCGTGCAGGCGAAATGGAAATCATTGGCGCAACTTACAACAAGTTGGCAAGTTTCCTCAAAGCAAACGAGCCAGCACCAGCAGAAGAAGCCAGTGCAGAAGTTACCGCAGACGCGGCAGCTGAGTAAATTTAAGGAGATACCACATGGCACAATTCATTAAACATGTTGGAGTCAACGGTCAAGGGAAGAAATGCGTTGTGGTATTTCGTGAACTTCCAGGCGACAGTGATTCAGCATTAATTATTCCCACAGAGTCATTACCACAATTATATCACGATGATCTTATTAGAGTAATTGAACATCCCAATTGCCAAGACTTAATGGACACTAGCGACTATTTGTTTCGCCAAGTTTTCAATGATGGCACTAACATGCTCAACACATTACATCAACGTGGTTGGATGGTCAAGGTTCCAACAAAGAGCGTGGCAATGACACCCAAGCCAGGTGTTGTTATTAACTTGGTTGATCTAAATCGTGAGCTAAAACAAATTACCAATGCACAAAGTGCAGCTGGTACACGGTCAAGTGACATTGCAACTACTGCACCTGCTAATAACCCGCCTGGTGTTATTACTGACGATGTGCTGGCCAGCAAGTATCGTGTCCAAGCAAATCAGTTTGAATTAGAAGCAAGACGTCTACGTGAGGAGGCAGCAAAGCTGGACCCAAAAGGCGCGGTCGCGGTCGCCCCCGTAAATCCGATTCAGTCAACAACAGCGACATCAGAAATCAAGAGGGGCCGAGGACGCCCAGCAAAAGTGCAAGCAGTTTAAAACCAAAATTGTTTGATCGTTTAAAATCATTTTGGAGTAGTTAATGAGCATCCGCAAAAAAGATCGTAGCTTTGAAGAAATGCTAAGAGAGATACACGTAGAAGAAGTTCCAGTTGAGTACATTGACTGGATTAAAGTTTATCTCGACGATGGAACCGAAGTAGTCTTTAAGAAGGAAGATCTATCTGATATTAAAAGCAGTAACGAGCTTTTGACAAGCAAGCGCCTGGCACAATATTTAGATAGGATTGTAGACTTTGAAGTTATGATGGACAGCGATCTTATTAAGACTCGTGTCACGCGAGTAGTTGGTACATTATTGGCTGCACACTTTAAACAATGATAGATTTACTAATGCTCAATCCCGGAGCACGAGCAGGTCCGCTTGCTCGTGCATTGGACGCAAATAATGTTAGTTACCAAATTGTAACAACAGCCGACCAAATATTTGAATATCCTCCGGAATTAAGCATACTTGATTTGAATACTAGTTCGTGGGACTGTTCTAAAATATACAAGTCAGCATTGGCTTGGACCAATAGTGGGCAACGATGGTTAGATGGCCTTGACAACCAAATAGTATTGCATAACACGCCCGTGGCTGATAGGGCAGAACATTACTTGTCAAACAAGTTTGAAGTTGAACTTGGTAGAATGTTTAATATACTTTCTTACAAGGGGCAACACGTGATCATTGATGCGTTTGTTTATAAAGATGCTAAATGGCATTTAATAAAAGATCAAACGCTACCATTTTTTATAAATGGCGTAGAACGTGCATTTACATTCCTAGACAGTGTTAACATACTAAATGGGCCATGTCAGGTGTTTATTGAACCCACTGGCAAATTATCAATTCGGATGGTTCCAAAAGACATTAGCCTTATTAAGATTTCAACAAGACGTTTCTTCGACATTTGGCCACTTGTTCTTTCACTAGAAGACACAAAGCCTGCGTCGGCTAAGCTGGCATTTTATAGCTGGATCGTTAGAACAGGCCCGGCTAAACAATTTCAATTTGAAATTGGCACGTGAGTTTTAAATAAAATATCCCAAATTGGGAAGAACAGTCCGTAGTTATAATTGGTAGTTCGATGATGAATCAAATGCCACTTTCCACTTGTCAGTAACGGATATGCATTGAACTTTGGGTTATGTTCAATTGTTTCTTGGACCAATGCAGCCCATAGATAGTAAAATACACTGATCCACCAGTAGCCAGTCACCCAGCTAAACACCAGTGTTGGAACAACTTCAGTAAGCCATAAATCTAATGTGCTGGTCCATGTATCATTAAACAAAAACAAATTATTCCAGTGCCATTTGGTTTGTTCATTTGTATTGATATACTTGTGATGATCAGCATGCGCCTTGAATGCCAGTGGGAAGAATTTTAAACCCACGGCGTGAATAACACGATGTATAATATAAAGGTACAGTGTCCAGCTTAAAAATGCAATAATATGTTCCATACTAGTACTTATGAAGTGTTCTGGGATAAAATTGCCAATAAATATTGGTATGGAATACTTTAAAGAAATCAATCTACCAAGTTGGCCGGCTATACAGAAATTCTGTTCGAGTAAATGGAATGGCAAATTTACCACTGCAAAGGTTTTTAGTGGAGAAGATTTAGCATACATCAGCAACTTAGTCGAGCAGGACATTGCAGATACGCTGGGGTTTGATGTTAAAGTTAAAACAGCCATAATGTTTATCAATGATGCTAATTTTGTCCAAGACTTGCATGTAGACGGTTTTAATGTTCAACGAACCAATGCAAGTAACACAGCACTCAATCTTCCTATCCTAAATTGCGAGACTGGCCCAATGTACTGGTATGACGGTGATTTCTTTCTAACTAAAAGTCCATTTAAGACTATCAAATACCTCAAAATCAATTGGCGCCAGGAACCTCTACTGGTTGCAACTAAAATAATTGACAGGCCTACTGTTGTCAAGATTGATATCCCGCATCACATTGAAAACAAAAGTAACAGTCCACGGCTAATGCTGAGTATTCGGTTTATCAATGATATTCCATTGGAAAACATACCATAAATTATTCAACTACATACTGTAACATTGGGAGTATTTGATATGCATTGGTTAGCATTAGCATGCACAGCAGAGAATGAAGTATTAGCATGGGCCACAGACATGCCCGTTTTGGAAGCTGCCTGCCTGGGTGAATTTCAAGCAATTTGCAGAATCTATGGAGTGTCAGATTTGCATGCCAGTCAACTGCAAAAAAATAATCTAGACTTTAAATTAAAGTTTGATGGTCCGCGCAACACTGAATTTTTAGCTCATCGTAAAAGCATGGAAGCTACTATTCTCAGTCATCAGTTACAGGCTCGAGTCAATTTGGTAATAGAATTACAACAGCGCCTGGCACATGGCTTTAAACGTTTTGAACACCGATTTGAATGGCAGCACGAAGCTTATGAAGAAAAGTATCGTCAGGCAAATAATGTAATAGCAGGCTCAAATTTTGATGTTGGCATGGTTGAAGACTATGCGGCTGAATTAGGTTTAACCATCGACGTGGCTGCTGGACTAATTGCTAACAAATACAACAACAGAAAATTCCTAATTCGTAAACTGGAACGCTTACGTATTAGATTTCAAAACATGATTCGTACAGCAACGAACAAAGAAGAATTTGCAGTTGTACGAGCACGAATGGACGAAGACTCGTTCTTATCAATGATGATGTAACATGAAAAAATTACTATACTATATTCCCCATAGACTTTACCGTAGTCCGTTAGCAGTTGATATCAATCCTGTTACAAAAACATTCATTGAAATGTTTAATCCTTGGATCAGTCTAAGTGATCGTACTGGTACATTAGATATACCCGGTGTAGACATTTATAACAATAGTCCTATTCCAGACTGCCCTGCTGTTGTTCCTTCCTTTAGCGGAGTAAGCTATAACAGGATTGATGATTGTATTGCAAAACTAAAGGAGCCCGGTAAAGAACGTTTAGTTATTTTCTACAGTGGCGGCATTGACAGTACAATGATTGTTGCATTACTGATTAGTCATCCTGATTGGGCAGAGTTGCAAAAAGTAACTTGGCTTGCTATTAACGAAGATAGTCAATTAGAAAATCCCGAGTTCTTCAATGAGATTGTGTTACCAAACTTTGGCACACAACTATTGGCCAGCAACCAGTTTTATGACATTGTAAGTGACACAAAGAATGTATGTGTCACTGGCGAGTGTGCTGATAACTTATTTGGTAGTTTAACTTTAAAAAGCTACATGGATAATACAAATAACTTTAATGCTATTCATGGAGACTGGGAAACGGAAACACTTCCTTGGTTACTGGATAAGAAAGAAGCGTATAGAGACGAACGTGAACAAATGCTACGAGATTTGGTCGCTGCTAGCCCAGTGCCTATTAATACCAATCACGATTTCTTGTGGTGGTTAAACTACGCAATGAAATGGCAAGCTGTTAAGTATCGCATGGCAATGCATGCTCCTACTGCTACTCAAGCAGAGTACATGGCCGCCAATGTTGTAAACTTCTTTGATAGTGAACAATATCAGCAATGGGCACTGTACACAAATGAAGCCAAGGTAGGTGGTAAATGGAACACTTACAAGTTGCCAGCCAAGCAATTGATTAATGAGATTTGGCCGAATGAAAAATACTTCAAGTATAAAACAAAATGGCCCAGCTTGCCGACCATTACACGTTATAATAATGCTTGGGGATTTTTGTGGCAGAACGAAGACGAATCGTTCACTGCCACAAAAGAGTTAGGCGACTAAATTATTAGCCATTGGGTAAATGGCTGCAATAGCACGGGCACAAGCAAGAGCAACTAATTGATGCTCTTTCTGTGTGCCATTTGCACTACGCAATTCAATGAAGTGTACCCAACTACGCAATGTTCCGTTCATATACAAACGGCTTACTGTATTACCTTCTGGCAAAATTGAACGTGCTTGTTCTTTTGCAATACCGTTACTAATAGCCCAGTCGTATGTATCTTTTACTTGGCGAATTAAATCCTGTTGTTTTTCAACCCACAAGTTGTTTAATTCACGCTGATCAGCATCGGTTAAGTCTAAGTCTACACTGTTTTGACGGTTTTTTGTATCCTGTAGGCGTGCGTCTCTAATAACAAAGCCTAAGTCCTCCGTAGGGTTTGCATAACGTTGGCTAAACTCCTGAAATGCAAAACTGCGATGCCGCAGGATCTGTCGTGCAATATCGCGAGTAGTTGTAATCTCTACACACGCAGATGCCATTTCAAGTGGGCTCCAATGTGCATGCTTGACAAGATAGTTGATCAGTTTTTCTGACGTTTCCGTGTTGTACTGATTGGTAGGATTGCTGACTCGCGCACAAAAAGCAACAAGCTCTTGTGCATCAACAATGCCTTCGTTTTTAAATTCTTCTGTTGGTTGTGAATATGATACGAGACGTACTGTCATTTAGGTTCCTGTGAGTTGAAGTTAAGTATAGCATCTTTTCTTCTCGCCCACAAGCGTTTTGTTTCCGAAAGCGGAGCAAACGGAATCATTAAAATCAAACATGGATCGAACTCATGCCAACGTCCACTTACACTAGTACCAAAGTCAAAGCTACTTGCTTCCTTGTGGTGATTGTTGTGCCAACCCGAACCCCAATGGAAGTAGCCCAAGGCCCACACGTTAGTGCTCACATCTTTATTATCAAAGTTCTGATATCCAGCTGATGGTACGTGCCCAAACGTGTTAACAAGTCCATCAGCATGTAAACTCATTAAAGAGCCAACAACAAAGAACCAAACTGTCGCTTGCCATCCAAAAATAAATGCACTGATTAACAATGTTGCATAGATAATCTTGTTATAATTTTCATGAATAAATGTCACACGTCTATCACGAAGCAAATCGACAGCATAACGGAAACTTACTGAGTTCTGATCAATACCAAACTGCCATCCCATGTAACTATGAAACCAACCATTGCCAACTGGAGTATGAATATCTTTACCAGGAATGTCGCTTACTTTATGATGATGTCCACGATGCAATGCGGCCCACCATAGGGGACTACCTTCACCTACCATGGCGCTGGCCCATAATAGGAATGGTTCTGCCCACTTATGTGGCGTCCATGCTTTGTGACTCAACCAGCGATGCAATGTTAAATTATTGCCAACACCATCTAATAATGCCCAACCGCATACTGCAAGTAGCAAGTATATCCATGACCACCCTGTTGCAACAGTATATGCAATGGTGGCAATTGCTGCCACATGATAAGGTAACCAAATTGCTAAAATGTAAGGAATCTGATGCGTCTTACGATACAACTCTAGTTGTTTGTTTAACCAATTTTTCATGTATTGTCTTTATTAAATGGGATTGCCGTACCTCCTTGGCTCGGCGGTAGTGTGTTTTCTCTACGTAGTATATATCTTCGTAGGTTCATATCGTGCGGGTGTAGCGCATGTCCCATTAATTCATGTATAAAGCTATAGTGACTTCTAGTATTGGCTGCAATGGTGCATTCAACAAAGCTGTAATAGTTTTCCCGTACAGGCAACATGATCTTACTGTATGCGGCTTCGCGATGTGTAGGATAGCTTACATAAAACTCGTTCATGCCAGCAGCTTCGTGTTCCTTGCAGAGTTTTGATATAATAGATCTAAATATTGGAATAAACTTTATGCCCAGACTGGGACTCAGTAACCAGCTCAGACTCCAACTGGGCATATGACCCCATCGCTTGACCCCGATGGCAGCTTGGTAAACGCCATTCTCATCAACCAGTGCATAGCATTGTCTGATGTTGTAGTTGTTGAATGTGCTGGGTAGCATAAATGCTGAAAAGAACTTTCTTCTCTTTTCTTCATCATCAATATCATTTGATATTTTAAAATCTGGGTACTTGTCGGGATCTGTATTTGCATAGATATGCTCTGCAAACTCTACCAGTCCAGGCAAATGTTCAAGTGTCATTGGCATTAGGCTATATTGCATACTGTTTCTACTCCGTTAATTAAATTTTGTTTCAGTTGATTGACAGGCATTACATAGCTACGCTCATCAAAGTTTAAGTTTGACTTTTCATATACATTGTATCTTACGTAGTCCCATAAGTGCATGTAATTCTCAACCCCGTGCCATTTTGGACGTTTTCTAAAATTGTAACCCAGGTGCGAATAAATTTTCATCTTGCTACTGGTCCATCCTAACTTTCCCAGGATACGATCATTGATCAAATCATCCACTGTGGGCAGTTGTAAAAATGCCAAGATGGATTCGGGACTGTAGCTGTAGAAATTATTCATTGCTGGAATGCCTGTAGCATCAGCAAATCTGCGCCACACGCCGTCTTGATCTTCTTTTTTCAAGAAGCACCATCTATCATAGTGCTCACCAGTTTCCCAGTTTATACTTGGCAACTTTTCTAATTCAATTTCATCAATGGTGATCATTGGCGCATTATACTCAAGCGTCAACTTCATAAGAAGTTGTTGATAAAAACTATAGCTTTGGAAGCGAGCGCCAATTTCAAAGGCTTCCCCGCTCATTACAAACTCGTCTGGATCAATATCAAGTATTTCATATTTCAATCCCATATGTTCAAACATTCGCATTGCTGGACCAATATCGTGCATGTTTTTGCCATTGGGAAATCTAACAGTAACAATCCGCGGGACGATGCCTGCCGTTAGAAAACTTTGTAACGCCATTTCACTGTCCAAGCCGCCACTCATGAACAATGTTAAATCAGGATAGGCTTTGCTTATCATTCTAGCATTCCTAATTAGTTCAGCTTTTAAACTCATTGGCTTTCGAATACAACCACCAACACTCATTGATGTTGTTTCTAAATTGTCTTTACGCCAGATTTGTGTGCGGTCTTCGCCATACCAGTATTTCAAATGCGAACGTTCTGTGTTTATGATCATGCTAGTCTAAATTCTTTTTCAATATTATTCATGCCGTCAAGTACTGCGTCAATATCGGCCAGGGGTTTTACCACTGCCCACTGTGGTGTATTAAACACATTTAATTGTTGCTCAAACGGAACACAGTCATTCCACCATGCACTCCAGACTGGGCCAAGTGCTCCAGCTTGTCCGTGTACCCGTCGTTTAATTGTGGTAAAGATCCATTTGTTGTAATCGTTAAATGTCAGGATCATCCCTGCATGATTGCGGTCCTTGCACCATTGTAAATTTGATGCCAGCAAGTACTTTGTAATTTCATTGTTGATGCGATACTTTGGCAGTACCCAACAACGATTGCCACCGCTACCAAATGCAGTTGAAAGCGAACTTGTTTCAACTGCGCTAACTCCTACAATCCTACCATTGTCTAAAAGCAAATCAATTTGGCCAGTTTGTTCGGTCCATCTTAATTTATTGTTAGCAAGATATCCTAGTCCTGCTGGAAGATCATATCCCATATTAACCAAGGCCGGCAACGGGTCATTGGCTATTTCCAATAAGAAATCGTTGTATAGGGACTCTACACTACTAAAGTGTTCTGCGCAGATATGAATAACTTCTAATGTCATACCTGTATGTATGATCTAATTAGGGTCTGTGTTATCCAGGCAAGCAACAAAATGAATTCTTGGCTTTAAGCTGCCGTTCATTGCCGAGTGTTCTTTTGTGGTATCAATCCACCATATATGGCCGTCAGACGGAATATGGCGAAGGGCCGGAGGGTTAGTAAAAATAAATCTTGCTTGCGGATGTGTATCAATTGCAATATGTATTCTTGGCGTTCTATCAACATGTATACTATAGCAAGTACGTGGCTGTATAGTTAGCAGGCGGGCCCTGTACACTTTAAAAGGCAATGCGGCAAAAAACTCCTCCCACCAGGTGCCAACTAATTTAGGATGTAATTTGTCCCAAATTGACTCATCAATGTCTGGTTTTGATCCAGTGCTGATATCCCAGTCATCAGATCCATCTGTTTGTAGTGAGCGCTGAGTGTGATAAACTCCGTTTGGATAGTCATACATCAGCGTATAAGCTTCTGCTTTTAATCTAACAAGATCTACTTTAAAATTGGTGTGTCGTCTAAAACGGTTGTCATTCATGTGGTGCCAATGGCCATATATCTGGTGCACTTATAGAGATTCAGTTCTCCGGCCCAGATAATGTTATTTAACCCACATGACTCAATAAATTCCTCTAATGTTGTATGACAGTTGACATGATCAGGTACATCAAACATGTCGTTACCTTGTAATATCACAGTGGCTGTGGAGGGCAATGTTTTGACCCATTCTCCGTGATCTTCAAAGTGTTCAACAATAGTGTCAATCACAATAGGCTTGTTGTACTTTTCAATGTTTAGTTTACGAACATCTTTGCCACTGGTCCTAAACGTTGAATCTGTAATCGAGTTTAAACTGGCCGATGCAGCATGTACTGTTTCATCAATATCAATATTTGTTACTGTATCAAGAAACTTGCCTTTCATGTCTGCTAAGAATGGCAGCATGCCAACCCATCCGCCAACCACCAACACATTAGTATGCTCATTGAACATGTTGCTTTTGTGCTTGGGCAACACATCAAGCTCATTCATTTTATCAATGAGCCACAGCTTGCTTTTAATTTGATTTCTACTTAGTGCGTCTTTCCAATTCAAATCTGGATGTGTTGTCAATGAAAGTGCAAGTGCATTGATATGCTTACTACAACTTGGATAATAATTATTAGATAACAGCTGGCCCAATAATTCAATATCATTGTCCTTTACCGCAGAAAACAATGTAGTGTCTTTGCCAAACATCAGTTCTAATAGATCAAAAATCTTAATAAAGTCTTCTCTAGCTTCCTGGAAAACTCCATATGCTTTTGCTATTGCAAAATATGGGGACAAATTCTTGTGTGTATTTGCTTCTACCCAAGAGTGCATGACCCAAGCATTGCCTTCAACATATTCTGGGATACTATCATCGAGGTTAGGCATGGGTGAAATTTTTACTTCTGGTGCCTCTGGCCGATGAATACCACGAGTGTATATAAAATTCTGCAGAGCTGTTGTTCCACTTGTGTCAGCTGAATTATTAACTGAGTCAAGCAGTGGTTGCAAGTCAACAAAGTTTTCTCGTCCAACTTCCAGTATCAATCCTTCTAATTTAGATTGTTCTCCTGTTTCTAACCAACAGCGAAGGAAATGCAAGCTGTGTCTATAGCCAATTGCTTCGTCAACAAAGTATAGTAATGCTGATCTTAATTCGTTATTTTTATCCACGGAACCATCCATACATGCTTAAATTAGTTTGCCATTCTACATCTTCATATGTCAATGGCCTTGCTGGGTGCAATTGAATCTGTTTAATAAATGCACTTTGCTCATCGTCAAAATCAGGCAAGATGTAACCAATGCCTTCGCTGATGTTCTTGCCCAATGACTTGCTGGCTTTAGCTGGATCGGCTGCTGCATGCGAATTAAAAAAGTCATTGAACCAGGCATAGTCCCTGATATTTACAAAGTCAAAGTTGTCATACTGCAACAACTTAACTGCAAGACGAGCTCCATATACACTCCACATGCCATGCTTGACGTCTGCACCCACTGTCATCCAAGTTATTAATCGTTGATAGTTTGCGGCGTGCATTGTAGTTGACCATTCATCAAATGCTAGCACACGGCCTTGTTCCATTGATAGCTTTACGCCTTCGCGGAAGCCAACACGAAATGCTTGGTAAGCACTACCATTGGTATACACATTGGAAAAGCAGCCAGGCAACTCTTTATAGCGATTAAAATCCCAGCAAAAGTCTACAGCATCACGTTGTTCATCTGCAAGCTCGTGACTTTTCATATTAGCAAGATGTTCTGTGCTCCACATTTTTAATCCACCGTTGCCATACATCAAGCCATTTGTAACTTGGCGTCCGCCCCAAGTATAGCTAACTTGTCCATTCATGTTTTCAGGCAAACGTTTGGTAAAAAACTTAGGATCAACTTGATTGTCAGCGTCTACTGTGATAACATAGTCGCTGAGAGGGAATTGTGCGGCTGCTGCCTTGTGCGCTGCATCAAATCCCACCACTCCATGCACACGAGCAATACGTTTATGCGGGGTCACTTCCTGTAACAAGTTCCAATGTAGATCTGCGTTGGGCTCATCAAAACTTAGAAATACCACAGGAATATCTGCAATGGTATTTCTAGTATTTTGTTTTTTTGGTTTTACGTTAAACATTGACATTTTTAAATTCCTCTTTTAGCCAATCCCAATCATTGATTTTATCCAACATTGATAAATCATCGCTGTATTGTAAACCAAAATTTGATCCTGCTTGCGCTCCCAATATGCTATACTGTCCATTATGCGCTTGGCTTCCAACTACAGCCCAATGCAGTCGTTTGCGACTACATTCTTCAATCTCTTCCCAATATGAATAAACATCAATTTGTTTATCATAGGTGTCTGACGCTAACATAGTTTTAACTTTACGATACGTTGCGCGGCTTTCGTTGTCCCAGTCAGCATGAGAGTTGATATGAGCTGCTAATTTATCCAGCTCTGTATTTTTAAGTGCAGTGGCACGTCGAATCCTACTTTTAATCATTGATAGCGATGCCAGTTTGGCACATTCGCGAAACGCACCAATCCATGCACTTTCAGGTGTTGCATTGAATCTTGTTTCGCAGCTAACTTTTTCTTTACTGATTGTGGCACGGCCAATAGTAGTTGATAAGTCAATGTCCCAGGGTTTGTTTTCTAGAAACGGTCCGCGAGGGAACATCTTAATGCCACCATATCCGTATTCTAAGCCGTTTACAGGATTACAACTTGGCCAAACTAGTACACATTCTGTTTCGGGAATATTCCAATGCAATGTTTTAGCGTCAGGCTCCCAATGGAACTTGAACCCATCAAGCACCCATGCATCTGCATCTACTACATAAAAGTTTTTTGTTGTGCTTAACTGCGCACATGCCTTATGCACGTTGTAAATGCCTTTAACATTGTCAACACGTTTTGCATGTGGTGCAAAAGAAAGCAAGCGTTGCCAATTGGCTTCGCTTCCTTTTTCGCCCATTGAAATAAAAAATACGTCTAACATTATTCAGCAATAAACTGTTCCACATCGCTTTCTTTGATGTGTGGTGCCAAACGATGTGGGTTAAAGAAACTTGCTTTAAAGAACTTGCTGCCAACTTCATCTAATTCAGCAATGTCTAGATGTAGATCCTGTCGTAGTAATTTGCCTAACTTTACAGTTTCGGCCATGAGCTTTGTTCGACTCCATGAGTATTTTGAGGTAGGACACCGTTCTTCGTCACCGGCAAACATAGGAGCAACTGTTTCTGACCAGTATTGATTGTGCCATTCAAAGTCTGCTACTAACTTGTAGTCCCAGTCTTTACGCAAATTAGTTAGATAACAGCCCAGGCGTGCGCCGTACATGGCCCACAAGCCGTTCTGCACATCTTGACCAACACTCATCCAAACTAGTAGTCTACGATGATTTTTAAAGTGATTACGTGCCGCAATTTGTCTCCAGTCCATTGGCTTACCATCGTGTAGTGCCAATTTGACACCTTCGCGGAAGCCTGCACGATATGCCTGATACGGTGTTGCGTTGTTGTACACATCGCTATAAATGTTGTTTAACTGATGATAGTGAATGTCCCAGCAAAAGTCCACAGCACCTGCGCCACTATCAACTGCTTCATGTGTACGCATTTGCTCAACCACTTTGACTGGCCAAAGTTTTACGCCGCCATTGCCGTATACCAGTCCATTGATTACGTTTTTACCGCTCCAACTCAGTACGTCACTACGATCAAATTTAGTTAGATCCAGTTCCATTTCAAAGAAGTCTGCTCGTACTTTATTATCAGCATCAATGGTAATGAATCGTTCTGTTTCGGCTAGTTTGGCTGCGGCTTTATGGCAAGCATCACTACCATAAACACCATGACTGCGCTTGGCCCAAGGGCACTTTTCCAATAGATCTGCATAATTCTCATCAGCATTTGGCTCATCATAGCTGATGAATACTACATCAAATTCTGTAATAGGGGTTTTCAAGAAATTACTCCAATATCTAAGTTGTTTGCTTTATATAACAAACTTGGGACCACATGGTCAGGCCAATTTGAAATCAATTCAAACGGATGGTGTTGTCTAAGCATCAGTGCCGGTAATTCAGCCCAGGTTACAAAGTAGTCCGGGTCTGGCTGTGATAGTAATGCAACTGATAAGTTTCCGATTAACTGATCAATTGCACAGCCTTTTGAATAGTGGCTCTGTACCCACAGTGAGCCATTCTTAGAAAATACACTAAGATGTAGACCGGGCCCCGATCTACTAAGCACAGTGCATTCATCAATGATTTCAGAAAATTGAGAATGTTGGGCAGTCCGGGACAAGGTTAGGCCCGGTGCCACTGGTGGCATATTAATGCGTATCTCTTGTCCATGATACAATATTTTTTGTATAACATCATGGTCCATGAATGCCCACAACCTCTTTTCCCAAAATCCTCGCTCAATTATTTCAGCTAAATTAATTTCGTCATTGCCAAACAAGTTGTGTGGATCTTCAACGTCGCTGATAAAAAATGGAATGTTATCCCCAAGCACATTTCTGTCCATGCTTTGTTTAGTTTTAGTAGTCCATATACGACTTGCTTCAAATCTAATGTGACCAGTATCTAAGTAAAGAGTTGCACGTAGCGGAGAAGGGGAATAGCCATCTGTTTCCGCTGACGATAACCATCCATGATGTACTTGTTTTTTTCTGTATTCACTTGGACGTTTGATATCAACCAAGTCAAGTGCGCCCAGATTCTCATTGAGTGCAACTCTGTAATCATTTTGATTGATTTCCCCTGCTAATATTTTCTTTACACGAGCATAGTCAACTAAAAGGGTGCCAGCCACTTGAACACTGCCGGGTTCGATTGATTTAATCTTGCCCGAATACTCGTCATAATACACACACCAGAACTCGTGCCTCTTCTTGTCGCGGCGGCGAAGTTCAAATTTTAGCTCGCTCATGTTTTCCAGTATTCCAAAGGCTTTGTACTGCCAGCCAACCAGACTGGATGCAATTGACTATGATTTTCCAATTTGAAATTTCCGTTGGCTGGATAAAATGCAATCCAATCATGCCACATATGGCTGGCATACATCACAGGAGCAAGTTCTAAATCTCTAACACTTAGGTCAACAATTTTAAACCAGTCAGGAGTTTCCCACAATCCAGTCGCTGCCACTGCGGCCAACAAGTGTTCAATTCTCACCTGCTCGGGCTCAGGAGTATAGTTAGGCCAATATACAGTGCTGTCTAACTCGGGCAGTATTTCAAAGCTCTTTTTAGCCAAGGCAGGATCACCAATGACCATTAAGTACGGCCATGCAATATTATTATTCTTTTCAATAGCAGCCCTGGCATTTATTTTATGTGGTTCAATTGGCACGCCGCGGTGATCTATGCCTGCCCCGGGCATGAGATTTATTTGTTTAGCAACAGCAAGTTCTGCAATTGCAGTCGTCGATTGTCGAGTACAAGTTCCTGCCATGCAAATAATGTCACCTGGCGCAAGATCAAGTCCAGCTAAGAGTTTAATTTGACTGTATGGTTCTGCTTCAACATTGATAACATTTAGTTCAACAGAAGCATTAACCAACTTTGCATCTAATGATGTAATTTTAACATGCTCATCAAAACCTGGGGGCGCAATGATATGTATTGTCATGCCAATTCACTCATAATTCGTTCGTAGTTACGAAGTATACTTTTCTTATTCATCAAGTGAACATCTTCACCTTTGATTTCAACTACCATGTTTTTCCACTCTTCGGGCAAGTTGCTTAACATAACCCAATGGTTAGGTCCCTTGACTTCTACAATGTCATCTCGTTGATCTTGATAACGCATATAATTGGGAATCTCTCCAATGAAGCCGCCATCTTGCCAACCATTGCACATGTGCGCGGCTATGCTAGCTGAGTAGTCTGTACGATACAATGTTCCCGGAAATTTATATAAGAAGCGATAGTACTCCCAGTTCTTTTTAACCGCGGTCCAAATATTAAAGAAGTGTGTGGCTTCTTCACTTTTGCGCCAGTACACCACAGTACTCCACCACATGCGAACACCAGCATAGTGTAGCCAACGTTCTGTTGTGTATGGTTCTTGCATTTGTAAATTACGAGCATCTCTGTACATTGCAACATCGTATTGACTGCCAAATAGCTTTTCTAAATTGTTGTTGCCGCACAGGTAGTCAGTATCTATTAGAATAGTTTCATCAAATGGACTTAGATTATAAATGTCGTGTTTGTTAGTGTTGGTAAATTGTGCGTTGAAGCTATGGTATGCACCATCATGATGAAGTCGCATGTTCTTTTCATAGCCCGGGTCTGTTACAATAATATCATCCCAGGCGGCGGCCATAATTTCTGTACCATGTGTTTCTTTACAATGCTCCAGACTTTGTTGATTGGTTACCAGTACCACAGGAATATCTGGCATATATTTTTTACAAGCATACGCGGCCACAAGTGCCAGCTGAGTGTAGTCCAACTGTTCGTTATTGTAAGCGAACATCATAAAGCCTTTAGTGCTCATATTACAGCCCAACAACTTTTGAAGTACTACGTGCAGACTTTAATTTTTGTAATTCTTGTTGCTTTAACTCCAGGGCAGAATCATATGCAAGTAATAGCGCATCTAAGAATTCATTTGGATTTTCAATTTGGATAACGTTTCCGCTATTGTCCTCAACCAAGAGTCTGTCGGATCTGCTGGCTCGCAATGCGACAAATGCTATTAAAGTTTGGTTTGATTTAAAAATTGCATTCTGATAGGATACAATTAACGCTGCATTCACTCGTGCGTCAATGTTCAGTCGCTGGACTTGTAGCGTCAGTCTATAGTTGGCAAATGCCAAGGCATCATTTAGGCGTGTATCCATTTGGTTCCAGAATTATTATGTACGTTGTTATTTACCAACGTACAGATTCTGGTTTAACCAATTAAACTTCTTGCCAGGGCGTCAAAACAGTTACCAATGGGGTTGGAATCACTAATTCTACATCGTGTTCAGTTACTGTGGATGGATGAGATATTGAAACTGTCATGGTAATTGTTCCGTTGACTCTGGTTCCTAAGCCTGCATGGTCCAGCAACATACGTAAACGAAGTTGATCGCCACTGATATTACCGTAAACTTTTAAGCGACTAGAAGCATAGCCTCCATAACCGCCATAACCGCCATAACCGCCATAACCGCCATAACCGCCATAACCGCCATAACCGCCATAGCCACCATAGCCACCATAGCCACCGTAACCACCGTAACCGGCGCCGCCGCCAGTTGGGCTAGTATACAATAATTCTTCGTTTAATGTTAACTCTGCGAAGCCACGTTCTTGACTAATGCCTCGAAGATTTAAACTATTCATTGACTTGACATTGAATTTTAAAGTACCCTGGTCCAAAAAGATTCCTCCCCAGGTACTGTAACCAGCTCCGCTGCCATCTGCTATTGAAAAAGACAAACGTATATCACCGCCTGCATTGAAAAAGTGTCGAGCACTTTCATATCCGTTAAAATTTAAAAGTATTGCATTTTCTAATTGATTATCCCAAACTGGCACTGAACTTACAACTGTGATTAAAGTTGACAGAGATGTTAACGCAGGATCAACTTCGTTACGAGAATTTTTTGCGCCTTCTAATAAGTTTGTTACAGTGTTATAAAAAGCAACATCAATTTTATCACCAGGTTCAACAATGACCAATTCCTGATCACTACTGTTTGTGCGCAGGGTGCTGATGTTAATACGGTTAACAAGCTCATTAGTCTTTACGGCTGTGATCTTCTGGCCACGATTGACCAAATCAACATTTTCTCCGCCCCAGCCCCAACGAATTTCATCCTGCACTTCGGCTTCTTCGCTTGGGCCTTTGCCTTCGTGTATATCGCCAAATAATTCATTCACATTCGTAGTCAATTGGTTAAACCAATTATCAGATTGCAGTTCAGTTGGGTCTGCCCTGTCAATTGGTACAGGAGCAACATAGCCACACTCTATACTATTATATGTTATGACTTCAGTATATTCTTCGCCTTCGCCGTTGGCATAATGTCCAACTTTGTCAACGCCAACACAGGCCATTCTCAATAGTGTGCCTTTTTCCGGAGTAGCTACGGACCTATTGAATATTGCTGTTATACTCCTATCAGAAGTCATGCGTATTCTAGTTTCTGTTGGGCCAGGCTGGCGATTGTCATCGCCATACCAGGTATTAAATCTGCAACCAGTGTCGTGGACTGCTGTTAAAGTAACAACTGTTCCTGCTGTAAATGTTGCTGACCCGGGCCCATTGATGCCAGGCGGAGTACTGGTTACTGTTCCAGTGCCTCTACCTGCTACTTCTACCGTAAGGGTATATGTTGGAGTCGTTGACATTATTAACGAGCCCCGATAGTTGCTTCGACTTTGCCGATGCCTTCTCCGCTAAAGTTTCCTAAGCTACGACCAACAATGCTCCAGGCCGGAGCATCTACTGAAGCAGCTTGTGCCACACCCGGAACATCACTTGCAATTAGTCTGTCGCCGCGGTTGATTATACCTTTTACTTTAACTGGAATACGACCAGCAACAGCAATAGGCATTGCATTCTTTTCACGCTTTTGTCGTGCATTCATTAAGTAAGCTGGACGAGTTGAAACAATGCCAAAAATATTTGTATCACCATATGAGGATGTTTGTGTTATTTCTGCTTCTCCACCCAGACTCACCAGTGTACCTGGCTCGTATGTGGCATCGCCAACATAGATCTCAGCAACGTCAGCAAATTCAGCTTCCATTGAGATACCGCGCAATTTAAAAGCATTTGGATTAAATGCTGTTGAGTCATTTCCGGTGGTGTTCATGTTGATGCCTTTACCAATTTCAGTAAAACCAGGCACAGCATGCGAAGTAGCAATTGTAAAGTCAGCATCAGAACTAATAATCATAACACATACACCCATGGCGTACATTGCAACTACTTTGTGTAAACTGCTAGTAATGTCTAATAGGTCCAAGAATGCCATACCGGTTGCAGTTTCACGAGTTCCTTGGAATGCTCCAACGTTCATCCAACCGTTACCATTTGTGCCAGGTAACGTTACGTCGGCTGTATAAATCTTAATGGCATTATTGGCAGTATCGTACCAAAAGTCACCGCGAATTGATGTACCAATTGTTGGAACAGAATTCTGTGCTGCCAAGAATGCAATTGTTTTCCAATTTGAATTATCAGCATTTAATTTTAATCTACGTTCGCCAGTATCAAACCATGTTTGGCCAGTTACTGGACTAATTGGTTCAATGCTACTTGCAAAGTTTTCTAGTAGATGAACAAAGTTTTCTGCGATCAGCTCGCCATAGCCAAGATAGTTCTTGCCCAATAAATTTAAACTGGTTGATGTATTGTCAATTTCCCCGTCAATCAGGTTAACCAATACTTCACCGTTTGCTTTGTTTACTTCGTATGCCATTTCTTCATGTCCTTTTGGCTTAATGCCTTTGTATATTTAGTTAAATTTGGTTTAACCGGCTTGAACTTTTAGAGTGTACACGATCTGTATACGCTGATTGTAGCTTTTCTCAACTGGGTGAAAAATGAAATGCGTTAGCAAATTCCCAGAATTTAAACCTGCAGTTCCTTTTGTTTTTAATGCAATCTCATCAAAAACCATTTCTCCATCTACACTAGTGGTTGCATTTAAGCTGTCTTCAGTGCTGTTAACAATGTTAAACACACTGTCGCTTGCGACAGGATCAGTGTAATCTAATGTTGCTGTTACCACAGTACTGCTATAAGTTGTTCCTGTGGTATGTGTCACTGCAAGATTATTGGCAGTGGGGTCTAGATTGTTCAAGTCCTGTGCATCAACTACTGTAAAGTAAGTGGGATTATACAGGGACGAATTTGATCCAAATACATTGGGAGTTCTGTAAGAAACTGAGCCGTCAATTGCAGTGACGCTGGCGCCTTTACCAAAATGCATTTCGCTGATGAAGCTGTTTGTTCCGCGAGCAAGTGCAGTGGCCAGGATTTGACTCATGTTTTCTTGATGAATAGCATTCTGGCCTTCGCGCAAGATTTCCCCTGTATCAGCATCAGAGATCACAATGTGAGTTGTAATTTTAACTGGTAAAGATGTTATGTTCATAATGATATTTAGTGTATTTAAAATAACCCACTTTATTGCTCGACCAGATCTTGCACAAGTACTTCTGAGATTGGTGCTAGTTTTCTACCGTCTTCAGTAAGTATTGGGTTTCCTGCTTCGTCAGTTAGCATTGTACGGATGGTCCACGTTAAAGTAATAGCTTCCACAATATCAACAGCAATATCCTGCTGGGCATTGTTTAGCTTATTTGCTTCAATGATTTTGCTGTGGAATGGCTTGACTTCATCTATGTACTTGATGATTAACTTGTCCTTTTTGTTGTAGTAAATGCCAACTTTTTCTAATTCACGCTCGCTGGTTTGGAATACATCAAGATATGTTGTTTTTACTACCCAGTCTGCATTTCCAATTTGTGATAGACTTTCCTTGACCAATGCAAAGAATAGTTTATTGAAGTAATTGATGTCCACTCCAACAAATATGCTTTTACGCAAAGCTCGTAGGATGCTTTCAATTACTTCACTGATGTCCTCATCCCAATATGTTCTGTCCCATGGTAATTTGTCCCAGGCGTCATTTAAACTGCCGTCCCAAATTGCATTTGAAAACTGTATAGTACCATCTTTTCGATACATCAATGTGATGTCGTTTCCTGATTTAGTATATGCTTCAATGATATTACCATACTCATCTACCACACTGAAACTTGTTACTGCACTGTCCACTGTGCTAAAGTCAGCTGAACGAATTTGTAGTTGTTCATTG